CGCTTTGGGCAGTGTTGGGTTTGACTATGGTCCAAGACTGCCTGCTAATTTAGTTAAAGATTTACGTGCATTTGGTATTGGTGCAAGAGCTACGGGGCAACCATCTGAGCGCATGACAGGGTTTGAAAAATCAAAAGCACCTCAACTGGTAGAGCATCGTGGTTACGTGCAAGATAAATTAGCGCAAATAAAGTACAGCTTGATGCGCGGTAAGTTTAAAGAGAAAAAGCCTGGCGAAACAGGTGGCCCTTTAAAAAGAATTCCAAAAGAACGTGACCTTTTAACTTTACAAAAAACTGAAAAACAACCTAAAGAAACAGATCAAAAGCGCATTGATCGTTTGTTGGATAACGCTCTTAATGTTGGTAGCCGTTTACAAAATCAACTTGGTTTGCCAAAAAATGCTTTTGATGTAGGCAGAACTTTAATACGGGCATCTACTTTTGTTAAAGGCAAAATTGAACAAGATAAACGAGACGATGTTGACAACAAACAAATTGACAACGTACTTGATTTAGTAGACGAACAGTTACATAGGCTTACGCTTGGGCAAGACGTAAACAAAAAATATGCAGGTGATGTAGCTAAAGACATTAACAAGTTGCTAGACAGTTACGCTGATGTTGAAGAAGGCGCTCAGTTAGAGTTATTTACCCAAAGCAAAAGAGCAGCTAATCGTCAACTTAAAGACATTAACGAACAAATTGAAGAGCTTGGGCGAGTAAAAGATCTTAAAGATATTGGTTCTTTAGCAGAACTTAATAAACGCTTAAAAGAAACCGAAGAATGGCTTACTCAGTTTGCTAAACCTAGTGGCATGGGGCGTGCAACGCTTGCTTCGGCGCTTCGTCGTCCGGCATCTCAATATGCCAAAGACCCTTATTTTTACTATGCTCCTGATGGCACTATAGCAGAGCAAGTTAAAACGCTACAACAAGCTGCACAGAACGCTAAAGAAGAAAACGAACTTACAGATACATTTGCTGGCTATGTACGTTTACTTAATGAAATAGCTAGTGAGCTTAGTCAGTTAAATGCAGACTATAGATTTGCAAATATTCCTGGATTTATTCGAGGTACAAGCGTTCGTACAGAAGAACAACAGCAGCGTAAACAACAGTATTTTGATATTCGTAAAAAATTTATAGACCGCATAAAAGATATTGAAAACATAATAGGCGTAAAAGTATACGTAAAAGAAGATAAAGCGTACGTTAGCCGTAAAGATAAAAAGCTAAAACCAAAAAGCGTTTACGAAACATTACTTACTAACGCTTCGTCTGAGCTAGAAGAAGTATTAATGGCTCGTTATGCGCACCATAAAGCGGTTTTAGAGTCTATTAAAACTGCTCCTGAACGGCATTTGCATGCGTTAAAAATGCGCACTGCGGCTCAAGCTAAAATGGAAGAGTACGATGCCAAGTTAAAAGTTTTACAAGCTAAAGAATTTAACGAGCTGCCCGCTACTAAAAAAGAACGTGAAGACACACTCGAAGCTAAAAAAGCGGCAACGCAACTTTTTAGCTATTCAGACGAAACTATTAAGAGTATTGAATCTGCTTTAGATTTAGACAAAGTACGCGCTGCTGTAAACGCTGATGAAACTGTTGTAGAAGCTAGAAAAAAACTTAATGATTTACTTAAACAGTTTAAGCAACCTACAAAAGAACAAAAGCAAAGTATTTCTGCAGAAGGTAAAAATTTTAGAGATGAGCGTGCGCTACTTGATAAAACTATTGCGGAACGTGTTAAAGCGGCCGCGCAAGCTAATGCACAAATAGTAAGCCAAACTAAACAGTATCGTGTTGTGTACAACGGAATTACATACACAGTTAAATCTAGTACAAAAGTTAACGCTAAAACTTTAGAAACGTTACAAAAACAACGTGCTGCTGGCGCTGCTTTTGCGGCAGATCAAATGCAGATTACTTTGCTTGAAGACAAGATTGCGCGTCTTGAAGCACAAAAACTAGCAAGCGAAACGGGAGTAATACCTAAAACCGCTAAAAAAGTTAAAGAACTAACGCCTTTTGTTGATCTTGCAACTATTATTAAAGAGCTTGGGCCAAAAGAAAAAGCACCAGCAATTGAAATAGCTGTTAGTAAAAACGGTACACCAAAAAAATTAGGTGCGCAACAAGAAAAAGCGTTAACTAAAGCTTATGAAGATTTACAAAAAACAAAAGACAAAATGAAATTAGCTGTTTCTGCTGTGCAGAAATTAGCAATTACCCCAACCGAAACCAAATTAAAGTCTGAAGCAGAGCAGGCTGCGGATAAAACGCAAGCTATGATGATCATGTCGCAGACGCTTAATGCTAAGAAAAACGAATATCAAGATCAAATTTACGAGCAAAACAAACTTAAAGCGCCTAAAGAGCTTATTGATGAGCTAGAAAAGAAGAAAGAAGTTATTAAGCAAATGATAGGGCGTTTGAATGCCCGTGGCGAAAGAGCTTTGCGTGATATTAATCTTGAGTCTATTGAAAACGCAGTTGATTTTGTGCTTAGCTACAAAGCTCGTAAAGAAATCAAAGAAAGCACATCTGAAAACAGAATGTCTTTGCAAGAGCTAGAAGACACTATAAAAGACTTTAATGCGCAAGCTGTAGTTGCCGCTAAACTTGGAAACACAACAAATGCAAACGCTGCGCGTGAAGCAGCTAGAGAACTACAAGTTTTACTTAATGCAGAAAAAGATCTTTTACGTATTGGTAATAATCCTGAAAAAGCTGTACATAAGCATGCGCTTCGTACAGGAACCAATAGTTTTGCTCGTGCTGCTGAAACTGTGGCTAAGAAAAAGGCCAAAGAACTTGGGTTACAAGGTGAAGCTTTTGATAAATACGTTGCTCTTAACAAAACAACGCTATACAACAAAGCGTTAGACGAATTTTATTCTCAAGGACAAGTTGAAGCTGAATTTGACGATAAAGAAACAATTAACAGAACAATGTTCCGTGACAAACCCGGCAAATCGGGCGGCATTGATATGTTTGTTGCAGACTCGTTTATTAATGACTTAATTAAAAAGCAAGGGTTTGACCCAACAAGGCGTGCTGTAACCACTGCTTTAGGCGCGTTTAGTCTGCCAATAAAAATACCTAAATTAGCCGATGTTAATGCTGACTTTAGAAAAATGATTGTTCAAAATGCTTTGAGTGGCTTATCTCTTGGCATTGACGATACTTCTGATTTTAGTGATAACTTTTATAAAAAATACGGTACCCATTGGCCTGATGCTATGGGCGATCTTGAGCATAGTGCGGACAAAGTTACAGGTGGGGTGCTTACGTTATTTGAAAATACGTACAAAGCTATTTACAACAAAGACAAATTTGAAAAAGGCGTAGATAAAGCATCTGTTTTTGATGAAACTTTTAACAACGAAATATTTGAAGCATTAAGAAAACTTTACAACAAAGACAAATCAATAATTCATGAAAACTTTGTAGAGTACGCTAAAAAAGAAAATTACGAAGATTTTAAAGAATATATTGAATACATGATGGCTACTGACAGAGGCCAAATAGGTAATGAATGGCACAAAGCACATTCTGCTTTATATATAGACGATTCTGTTGAATATAGTGCAACTGTTGCTCAAGCGTACAAAAAAGCACTTCAAGCAGTTGGTTTAAATACACAACAAGCTGAAAAAACTATTGAAGAAACAAGTAGTAAAAAAGTAACGTTAGCTACAGGCGTTAACTTTATATACGCTAAAAACATTTCTGATGCACCGCAACAATTTATAAACGATGCGGTTGCCGCTGGCAAAGACTTGACTAAAGTTCGTGGTGGCGTAATGCCTGATGGCACAGTAGTAGTTATTGGTGACGCGCACACGGACCTAAATGACCTGCAAGAAACCATTGAGCACGAGCTTATTGGACACTACGCAGTAGATACTTTACTTGGCCCGGCGGGCATGAAGGCGCTTGTTAAAAAAGTGTTTGCCGATGGAGAAGAAGGCGTACTTAAATTAGCTACTGAACTAGGTGTATATGATGATGTAACTGAAGCTTTTGCCGCAGCTAAAGGCACTAACATGTCTGAAGAAGCAATGCGCATGCTTGTTACTCGTGAAATGGTAGCACACACCGCAGAACGTCCGTTACCTAGCAAAGCAAGCTCAGCTTTAAAAGACTTTATTAAGATGATTGTTAACGCCGTGCGCAAGTTCTTTACGGGCGCTGGCTTTGACAACATGCCTAGCAAAACAACGCAGGAAATATTTAATTTAATCCGCGAAGCTAAAAAGCAATATGAGGGTGGCAGGCTCGGAGCATACAGAACTCCTGACGGCAAAACAGCTTTCTTGGCCCCTACAAGTTACAGCCGTGAAGTAGAACAGAAGTCGATTGATGTTATTAACAAACTGTTTGCGCAGAAAAAATCAGTTAAAGATGGCATTTTTGCAAACGTGCTTGGCTTGCCTGGTTACACACAGTTTATTGACCGCTTAGCGCCTGCCACAAAGATTATAGAAAAAGCCGAGAGCGCAGGCATGATTGACTCTGTGTCAGCTTTGCAAACTACTATGTACTTACGTCAAACAGATCAGCGTTTAAATTTGACGGCTCAATCTGCTACTGATGGCGTACCACAGCTAACTAAGAATGCCGCTGGTGAAATGGAAGTGCTTGGTAAAAAAGATGGCGCTAACTTAATTAAGGTTGGCAATATATTGCAACGAGCAAAAATGCTTGGTAATGCGCAGGCCATTAATAATTTGTTTGGTTTGTATTTAGTAGCTATACGTGCTAAGCGTGTTGGGTTAAAAACGCTAGCTTCAGACTTACGGATAACAGAAAAAGAATTAAAAGACGTTGTTGCTAATATTGAACAAGCCGGCGCTAAACCTATATTTGAAGAAGCGGCTAAAGTTTATGCTGAGTACAACAAAGATTTAATTAATTTTGCAGTTCAGACAGGCGCTATTTCTAAAGAAGAAGGTGCTCGATTAACTAAATACAACGATTACGTGCCTTTTTACAGGGTGCGTGACGGTATTGCGCAACTAGTTATCTCAGGCGAGCAAGTTATAAATGTAGGGCGTTTAACAGATCAGCCTTACCTAGATGGGTTGGTTGGCGGCAAAGAGATGTTGGTCAACTTTGAAGAAAGCGCGTTTCAAAATACAGCTGTATTGGTTGATTTAGCTTTACGTAACTTAGCCACAGGTCAATTAGCCCAACAACTTGAGAAGATTGGCACAGGGCAGACTAAAATTGCCACACGTGTTAGCCCCAAGCTAACTGGCACAGACATTATTAGGGCAAAAATAGACGGTGTGGATGCGGCTTGGCGCTTGAATACCAAAGATACACCTTTTGAAGATATACCTGCTGACCTGTTAATTAAAGGGCTTGACGGTATTAAGCTGCAGATACCTGTGGCAGTTAAGATTTTAGGTTTGCCAAGCCGTTGGCTGCGCACCATGATTACTAGAGATCCTGCGTATTCTGTGCGGCAGATCATTAAAGACTCTACGGCAATGTGGCTTTACTCAGGCGCAAATGCTAAGCCTGTAATTGACGCTACCAAAGAACTTGGCAGCATGTGGGCTAACAAGAACCAGACTGAGAAAGAACTACAACGAGCTGGTTTAGTGGGCGGTCAACTGTTTACCGGTATGCCAGAGGACATGAGCAGAATCATGTTGCAGATTACCAGTGGTAAAACGGGTTGGCAAATGTTGCTAGCTAAATTAGATCGGGCCGCTATGAAGGGTGATGCGGCTACCCGTGTAGCTATGTACAACGCATACCTAAAACAAGGCATGACGCCTATGCGGGCTAAGCTAGCTGTTTTAGAGTCGCTAAACGTAAATAAGCGTGGTTTATCGCCAAGCGTGTATTGGATGTCTACTTTGGTACCGTTCATGAACACACAGGTTCAAGGTTTGACTATGTTTGCCAAGTCGTTTAAGGGAACTAGCAACCTAGGCGGACAAAAAGATTTGCGTATGAAGATGTTTAAGCGCGGTACGTACTTGGCGTTGTTTACCATGATGTACGCTGCAGCTATGCAAGACGACGAGGCATATAAAAATGCTGATCCGTTTGTTAAGTACAACAGTTGGTTTATCAGGGTGCCGTTCCTTGACGAACCGATCAGAGTCCCAACACCGTTTGAATTTGGATACGTGTTTAAGGGTTTACCCGAAGCAGTATTTAACATGATGTTTAATGACGAAGAAGCTAAGAACGTACTTAAGTTCTTCAAGCAAGCCGCTTCTAACAGTAACCCAATTGGTTTACCGCAGGCAATCAAGCCAGCAATCGAAGCAACTGCTAATTTCTCGTTCTTTACCGGTCAAGATATTGAGTCCGCAAAAGAGAAAAGAATGCTGCCCGGCTACAGAGAGCGCCCACAAACAACTGAATTAGCCAAGTGGGTATCTAGCCTTGATAAAGAACTGCTATCGCCTGTGATGCTTGATTACTTAGCCAAGGCATACGGCGGTGGCCTAACGCTTGCGCTTACTAGCGCCTTAAATCCTGTGCTTGCACCAACAACAGACGTGGCTTCACCCACCAAAATGCCTAGCCAGTACCCAATTGTTGGCGGTTTCTTTCAACCTAACGATGCAAGCGGGGTAATTAACGCAGCCTACGAGACCGCAGAGCGCGCGCAACAAGCTTCTAATACGCTAAAGCAGATTGCCGCCAAGGGCAACAAAGAAGAGATCGAAGCCTTTGTACGTAAATACAGCAACGAGTTGATGATTGAGCAAGCCGCCGGTGCGTTTACTAGAGAGATGGGTCAGCTAGCTGCCGCTGAAAAAGCGGTTCGTGAAGACAAGCGCATGAGCGCTGACGAGAAAGCTGAGAAAATCAAGCAGTTACGCGCAATTAGAATCAAGATGGCTGAGGCGCTTAATAAGTCTAAACCCTCTTAAATAGCACCCCGATCTTGCCGTTTTGTACACCAAACTCGGCTTTGCCAATGATGCCGCTATGTATGGCGGCTTTGAGCCCTTCTTCTCTAGTCTCTGCTAGCTTTAGCGTTGGCACAAAAAAAGCCCCCTTGACGGGGGTGTTAACCCAAGGGTAATGCACCTTAATTTTCCTCATCGTCTTCTGTAATTGGGCGACATATTCTTAAAGCATTGACACGCATTTCCGGACCACGCGTTCTAGACAGCATGTTTGGTTTACATGTATCTACCTTAAAGTTTGGTAGTTTCTCAAGCTGCTCTTTGAAGTCCGAGTAGCCATAACTCATAGCTACGCAGTGCGCCTTGATTAGTTGAATCTCAATGTAGTAGTTGACGTGCCCCGGCGTAAACCCATGCTCAACTCGACCGGCTACATTAGTTCGAGTAATAGATTGGTCAATCTTACCATCGTCGCCAAGGGTAGCTTTTAACGTACCATCCACCATTTTGACAACCACAAATTTGCCGTAGTGCTCACGGGTGTAAGCGTTAAGAATGTCTTCGGCACTTCTTTGACTACCATATATTGTGGAACGGGCGCTTACTACCATACCTTTTAATACATCAACAATCGGACCAATCGGTATGTCAATCAGGTTGGCATGCTTTTTACCGAGTAACTGAATCATGGTGATGATACAAGCGTTACCCGCAGTCCAATAGCGCTCATCGTCGTTAGCTTGGAACTCTTCCTTTACGCGCTCATGCACCTCAAGGTAAAGCTTTCTAGCGGTTTCACGATTAGCCACAAGCCACTTGATTAGTTCCCGACCAACCACGCCGTAGTTGTCCTTGAGAAGACCCAAAGTTTTGGCTTCATCAGGCGCCCACCTTAGCTTGCGGTTCATCTTTAACTCAAGCAGACGGAACATCTCGCCCTGAGACGCATGCTTACGCGCGCCTGACAGGTAGTCCATGACGTGGGTGTTGGATGAGAGAAGCACAAGCAGTTGCCAAGTAGAGTTATTGATACGCTCCTCGTTGGTGCCTTGCTTCATGCGGTCTTTGCCTTTACCCTGCGTTAAGTCAAGCAGGAACTCAGGTAGCCACTCGAAGTCGTCACGGCTCTTACTGGTGGTCTCGTCAATAATGAACGGCAGACTGTTGAGCAAACCTTGGCGTTGTTGCGACGCAACGATAGATGTGCTTTGGGTTACACGGTAGCGCTCAGGGTGCCCGAAGAAACTAGCCGCTAACTCAAGGGTCAACGACTTACCTGTGCCGGATTCCGAAGAACCTAGGTGGTAAACGCAACCGTTGAACTTGGTAAAGTCCATAAGCAAGGATGCCGGCCCGACAAGCGCCATGGCTAACAATTGCCACTCTTCTTTAGCAATCAGCATGTTGAAGACCTTGCGCCAGTTCTCTACGGTGCCGGTTGGCTTGGTCGCCTTGTTGATGTTGTCCAAAGCAGGGGTCGGTACATACACTTCCTTGCCGCCTTGATAGTACACGGTGCTGTTGTATACAAACGACTTGTCTTCTTGCCACCCGCAGTTAGTGGGCACCTTGATTGCACGCTTGTTGGCGCTTACAAACTCTACGCAACCACGCACATACTCAAACAGATTCTTGTCGTTACCTGAACCATACGAGGCGATGATGTTCTGATTAGCCAAAGCCTTAACCGTTTCATCTTTACTGACAACAGATTTCTGAGGAAGCAATATATCAATAGCTCCTTCGGGGCGCATAGCAATCATATGCACCAAGTGATCGCCCTCGTTGTTAAGAATGTCCACCGCAAACAGATCGTAAGGTAGTAGCATGACTTGTTTGCGCGATTTCTTGCCGTCCTCGTCGTCCAGTAGCTTGTCCATAAAGACACCACCGTTAGCGCCGTAGCTGAAATTCTTGGGCGGTGTGGGGCGGGTTATGGTTTTTGCCTCAGCTTCTGGTGTATCTTCAGCCTTCTCCACAACGACTTCCTTGGGAGCGTTATCAACCTTAATTTCTCTGCCTAGGGCTAGTGGGTTGGTAATCTTGCTAAAGTGTGGGCACTTCTCGCAGATGCCGGGGTTAGCTTCGTCAAACTTAAGACACCCATACGGACCCTTGATAGCGTTCCACTTCTCCATATGGCGGTCGATCTCGTAAGGGTGCATGGCTGAGATTGCCAAGCCTGCCTCTTCTCCATCGTCGCAATATTTAGCTATGCTGAGGATGCCACGCCACAGGGGTTCCATGCCGTCTTTGGTAGCGTTCTCACGGTAATAATTGATCTGCCCGCACTTATCGCCGATAGTTTTAAAGAATGTAATGCTGTTCTCTATTAGCTTTACGCTATTGGCTGTTGGAGGGGCTTTGGGGCGTTTGCCGGGGATTTGCAAAGGCGCTATGGTTTCGTATGCCGACTGCCCGATTAGGTCTCTCAGGGTCGTAGAAAGCGTCTCAAAATCAAACACGTCGCCTTTATGCTTGATCGTTACCTTGCGTGGCTTCTCTTGTTTGTAGTTGTGCGTATCAGGCACCCGTAGCACCCTAGCCGCATCGCCCGTAACTGCGGCATCAATCTTAAAGCCCTGCTTTCTGCAAAGCCGTTTGAGGTTCTCTGCAACAGGTTTCCAAGCTTCAATGGTTACTTCTTCGGTGAAAGGCCAATAGACATGTAGCCCACCCCCGCTTGAAACAATCCAAGGAGAGCCTAGCGAAGCAAGTCCGCTTTCTGTTATAAATGAATCTAATGCCTTAGCTGCCTCAGCTTTGTTGGGATACTCTTTTCCTTCTCCGCAATCAATATCCAAAAACAGCGACTTAATTTTTACTGCCGATTCTGCCTTACGTTCTTTGGCACTAAACGATGCAAGCGCGAAAAATGCGTTGTATCCCTTTGCGTCAAACGCCATGGCAGCACTATACAGTTCGTCGATTGTGTCGACAAACACGTGCTCTCTTTTTGCTGTGCTTATTTCAACGGTGCAATACAGACCCGAAGACGGTAGCACAGTCGCTAGGAATTCCTGCGACGCCATGTGATACCCCTTGAGTTATTTGATACGTTTAGTTAAGTGCCATTCGGTTTTAGATAGTGACGTAGGGTTTATTTGCGTATGCATTTTCTGAGTGCCTCTTCTGCTGAATGACTTGTGGATAAAATGTTCAACAAAGAACTTACGCTATTTCTGTATGAGGGCGTTACTTCGCTACCCTTAAACCAGTTGTATACCGTTTGCCTTGTTGCGCCTGTAAATTTGGCTATCTCAATGACTGGGAAGTCTAGATGAATAGCCCACCGCCCAAGTTGGTTTCCCAAAGACTTAGGCGCTTGTTTTGTTGCTTGTTTGATTTCTTCTGAATAAGCCATGTTTGTTTGGGGGCTTGCGCCCCCGTCCTTAAAAACAAGTACTGTTGCAATTACCCCATTGGTCACAACACGTTGTACAGACGACCATTCTGCCATCAGGCGTCATGATTGTTGAAGTTCTGCATTGTGCGTAAACCGAGAGAGCGGTTAATGATAAAACAACTCCAAGAATCAGCTTATTCATCATCCCACTCCTCAACGGTAGAGGCTAAGCTACTGGCTTTTTTCTGCGGAACAGCGTTTGGCTTTGTAGCTGGCTTGCGTTTCTCAGGCTCGTCAACATCGTCAGTCTCAACCTCAACTTGCGCTACCTTGGCTTTAGCCGCAGGCTTTGCACCTTCAAGTTGTAGTGGCTTGTCAGCAGGCTTGGATACAGACATTGTGATTGCGTTTTTAGCGCTTACAGACTGACCCTTCTCAATTACCGTTGCATACTCGTCTTCTTCTAAGTAACGCACTGGTTGGAAGAACAACTTGGGTACTGCCGCCTTGGTATCAAAACGTAAGCGTGTAACAAGCATCTCAGGGCTAACATTCTGTGCCGCAAGGTAACGTGCGTACGCTTGTAGTGGGCGCTTGTCGCCTTCTTCTTTACCAAAGATTGATGTAGCCGCTAAAGTCAACTGCATTACATCACCACCAATGTCGTTGGCAAGAACCACTGCAAGACGCTGAGAGAAACGGCAGGCTTTGGAATCGCCTTGACCCGAACCTTTAACGTTCATTGGGCATGATGCGCAGTCACTAGCTTGTGGCTCTTCAACGCTTGCATCAGGTTTCTCACCATCAGCAGACCAACAGTCAGGCGCTTTGTTGACGCCTTCTTCGTATGTGCCTGCATAGAATGTACGGCTGATTTTTGGTGCTGCATTAACAATCACAACATCAAGGTGGCGGTCGTCGATTGATGTAATCTCTTTACCGTCAGCCATCAAGCGGAATACACCGCCCTTGATAGAAATGCGTTTGCTGTTTATGCCTACGCCACCTGCAAGGCTTTTGGCAAGATCGGATAATTCACCTTTGCGAGCAAAGGCGGGTACTTGTGCAGGATTAAATTTGGCTATTTCGCCCATGATGTTTCCTTCATTTAGTTGGTTTACGAACAGTTACTGCATACTCAGACATTGAATTCAAACCCGCAGGAACTACACCGGGGTTCTCTTCCAAGAACGTTGCCATGTTCTTCTGCGCTATGCGCTTCTCAAACAAATCCAACGCGTCATGCTCCACGACAAACGTCTTGAATGAATCCCAGTCGTCTGTATAGTAGCGAGTCTTTTGAGACAAGATGATTGTGCCCTCGGGCGTACGCACCGAGTTAGTTCCAAGCGCCATCATTTGATCCTTCATGGCGTTCTTGATCTCATCTTGTTTGGCTTTAAGCTCTTCGATTTGGCTCTCGTACTCTTGAGTCAGTTCTTGAACTTTTGTATATATCTTGCGATACACACGCGCTAGTTTATCTAGCGGTATTACTTCATCTTCGTTTGGCATTTATATGCTCCTTTGTAAAATATTTTACACCTATAGAGACGACGTTACAACTGAAATAGGGTTTTCACTAAGAACTAATTTCTTCCCTATACAGACTCAACAAGAGGTCATGTCCTTCGACACGCTTCTCAAGTTGTGCAAACATTCGTTTTTCTATTTCACTACCTTGTAAGTGTATCACCGTTACGTTTGTGCTGGTTTGCCCAATACGATCTGCTCGTGCAATACACTGCAAGTACGTCTCTACAGACATAACTGGTCCGTAGAATATTACAGTATCAGCCGCAGTTAATGTTACACCATGTGATGCCGCTTGCGGTTGAATTACTAAAACGCGTGGCTTATCAGTAGTTTGGAAGCGCTTGAAAATATCTGTGCGCTTGTTGACCCCAACGTCGCCATGCACCACTTCACAATCTACGTTGTGTCTTTGCAAGAAAGTAGAAATCGTTTCAATGCTGTGCCTAAACGGTGCAAAGATAATAACCTTACGGCTAGTCTCTTCAAGAACTTCAAGTAGCACGTTCAGCCTAGGCGCGCAGTCAAACTCAACTACCTCTTTCTCATCTGTGTAAGCCGCTCCCGCAGAGATTTGAAGTAGCTTTGATACACCCGCCGCGGCGTTTACTGCTGTGATTGTTTCGCCTGCGGCTTGTAGCACCATCTTGTCTTTGAGCAAGCGGTAATACTTAACTTGTTGTGCAGTCAAAGGTATTTCGCGGGTCTCGGTAAGCACAGGCGGTAGGTCGGTACATTCCTCTTTGGTGTATCGAATTGCGGGTTGCAACGCGTTGTACACTTCTTGTTGCGCATTGGGTTTGGGTAGCCACTTGAACTTGCTGACTTTAGCCATGACTTTATCTTGCCATGCAGTAGCAAACTTGGGTACGCCGTTAGGATTCACTAACTTAGCCAAGCCGTAAGCATCGACAGGCGACTGTGATGCAGGAGTGCCAGTCATCATCCAAAGCATGGTGTCAGGCTTTAATATCTTGTTGAGCGACTTCCAACGTTTGGTGCTTACGTTCTTGTATGCGTTTGCTTCGTCCACGATAACTAAATCAAAGCGACCATCGTTAATAATCTCTTCTGCAATTAGGTTCAATCCATCGTAGTTAACCACCACAAACTCGTAGTCACCTTGCACCATTTCTATACGACGTGTTGCTTGGACGTGATGAGCCGCGATAACTGAGCGATGAATGACGCTCTTGCCTATACTGCTAATCCATGCGTCGTGCATGATAGACAGGGGGCATAGAATCAAACACCTACGTACCTGCCCAAGATTCATCAGATAGTCAGCCGCCCATAATGCTGAGAACGTTTTGCCAGTTCCGGGGTCGTTAAACACAAACGCTCTGCGATTCATTGTCAAGAACGATGATGTATCGACTTGGTGAACAAATGGTTTGAAGCGTCCGGGCCAGTTGTACTTGGCGGTGATGGGCGATGGGGGGTTCTTCACACCTAGGTTGCGAAGCACGCGCACTTCATCTAACCCCCAGTGCACCGCTACTTCGTATGTGCCGTTGCTCTCGCTAACAATCTTGTGGCGGGGGATGATGCTGTATTTCTCAGGATTGCGTGTCTTAAATAACAACGCTTTGTTTTCTATGATCTGCATGTTAAGTGATGATTCTGTAAACCGCGTGATACTGGTTTACTAAGTTATGTTTTTCTAATTTGTTAGCGCCAAGCAAGCGAATTAATGCAAGCCTCCAAAAGTCATCGTCCATAAACTCAGTTTCGTTGACCCACTGGTTATCCCAACGCATTGTCCACATATCAGCCAACGAACTTAACGGCGCTTGCATAGCGTCATGCTTTAGGTCTTGTTCTCGCAACGGTTTAATACCTATGGTTGCTTGTTGTGCTGGGTAATGCAGTGCTCCTGTGGTTGTGTGTGCCCCCATCATTCGTTGTTTCTCTTGTTCCCTTATTATTGCTTGTGCTTGTTGTTGGTAGTGTTCATTAAGAGCCTTTGCATAGTCTTCGTCTGATATGCCCATTATTTGATTGCCCCCTTTGACGTGCGCTTGTATGAGCGGTTTGCTGATGCGGGTACGGCTTTTAAATTAGAGCGAACTGTTGTGCCACCCTTGCTTAGCGGTTTCTTATGGTCAACGTCTTTGCCGTCGCCTTTGTGTACCACACCTTCACGCTCAAGCATACGTCTTGCTTTGTTGCGTTGCGCGCGCTTCTTCTTTACCTTTTCGGTGCCGTCGTAGTTTGCGTATTCTTGTGCGTAGTTGCGTTTTGTTGCCATTTTGTTCTCCTAGTGCTTGGGGTTAAATTCACATGTCTTGACAGGACACCAACCGCATAAAGGCGTTTGCGTAGGGTTCCAAACATTATTGTCGTACGAAGCAGCAAGCTTGGCTACCCTCTCCCGATAGCGCCACCAATGCTCGTCTTTCTCTTCTACGGTCATCACTTGTGTGACCATCGAGTTCTTTACAACGAATAGCAGAGCCGAGTTCACTTGACGGATGTGGGGGAAGTGGGCAAACACCATCAAAGACATCAGGGTTAACTGGTCGCGGTCAGGGTATTTGTCGTTGCCTGTCTTGTAGTCCACCACTCTAGCTTTGAGCCCATCGTCGTCAATGATTAGCAAGTCAGCTATGCCACGCACCCACACACCTGCATCGTTAAAACTGCAAGGCGACAAATCCTCCTTAAGCCCCATCTCGTGCTCGGTCAGTTTGCGCCCTGTCTTCTTAAGCAGTGCGTCTAGGGTGGGTTGCATATAGTCAAACTCAGGGGGTAATGGTACGCTATCACGTACGTATAGTTCAGCCGCTTCATGCACTTGCTTGCCGTAGATAGTGTGCGTAGTGTCTGTGAACGGGTAGTTCTTAAGAACCTTAACTTCGTGGTAACGTCTTGCACAACCCTCGAAGTCTTTAAGCCCTGAGTGCGACCATTTAATTTTCATCAGAACCTCGCAGTCTTGACGATTTGGTCTAAACGCTGAGAGAAGGCGGTTACAAACTTCTCGTCGTAGCTTAGTTTGTTCTTCATGTCGTGCAGTATGGCGTGAGTAATCTCATGCCAAAACGTTTCTCTGCGCTCTTCTCTACTGAAGAAGTTGCCTTGTATATCTTTTCTTGCTACATCAATGCTGTTGTCTGAGCGACAAAAACAACCTCTGCATGGTTTACCGCGTACCATAAGCGACGTTGGTTGATTGATCTTGATTTTGGTCTTACCGACCGTTACTTCTTTGGGTATTGGCATCATTTTGCTTCTCCATATCGTTTGTTACAGCCTGTTTCCGCATCAAGCGGGATTCCTTTCATATATGGTGGGTCTGCCACCATCTGCTCTAAAACCCAAGCCTCTGCTTCTTTGGCTTCGTCCTCGGGAACTAACACTACAACCTCATCGTGAACGGTTAATACGCAGGAATACCTCTTTTGTATCCTGAGCATGCCGTCTGTCATGACGCAACGTGCAACTGCTTGCACCACGTTTTCTACTACCTTACCGCCGTATAGCTTCTTTTTATCGACGCCATAATGCCACTGAACACGACCTTTTTCATCAGCCGAACCAGTTAAGTCAGGGTATCGTAAAGACAACCCACTTGGTAATCTTATGCTTTCTTTAGAAAATGTCAAGCACTTGTGCGTGTATTCTTTTCCGTCAGCTAAGCTGTGCTTAATTAGCCCACCACACAAATCCCAAAAGCTAACAACTTCTCTTGCTCTGCTTCGGTAGATGTCGATAATCTTTTTAGCAGACACGCAGTGCACCAACAACTCATCATCTGTGCAAGTGCGTGGTATACCCGCCATCATCTCAAGGTTTTTCTCCCAACCAAGGAAGTCAGCGATGTCTTGTGAAGTTACCCCCAACTGCTTGGCAAACGCTTTGTCGTAGCGTGTGGGTGGTGCGCCTAGAAAGCCTGTAAGTAACTGTGCAGAGAATGAAGCCCAACCCATGCCATACCCACATCCGAGTAGAGCGGACTTGGCTGACTGTCTGAGGTCTGCGTGGTCTTTCTTGTTAAGTCCAGGGATACCGAACATCTGCGCACCAAACGCCGCATATGCGTCTTGTCCCGATGCAAAGATTTCCAGTAGGGGTTGGTAGTCCGCGAGGTACGCAAGAACCCTTGGTTCAATTTGCGAAAGGTCGCATACAACGAGGGTGTAACCCTCCGGCGCACAGATACTTTTGCGTAAGAAAGACCCCCGCTTGAGGTTCTGTAGATTAAGCCCCGAACCCTTGGACGCAGACCAACGACCGGTGTGAGCGCCGTAGTAATGGAGCGGAACAGGGAGCGTACCTCGTCCCGCAATGTCCACAAAGCGTTGCGCTCTTGTGCGCTCAAGCGTGCTTTTAACTTTAAGACGCGCCTCACAGATGAGCGATACATCTTCATTATCGGAGTTGAGTAACGCTTGGAATAGAGCGTCGTTCTTGGCAAACGCATACGCTTCTTTACCTGTCGTCTTGCTAACTTTCTTCGGTGGCGTAACTCCAAGCCCAAGCAATACATCTGCAAACTGGTCGTTGCTTGCAAGCGCTTTCTCTTCCACCCCAATTTTTTCAAGCAAAGCTTCACGCTTTTCTTTCTCTTCCTCGATAGCCTCACTTAGCATCTCCTTATCAAGTTCAAGCACAGGGTTAATAAACATTTTGAGCGTCATGTCAATGAGCTTTAACTCTTTAACTGGGTAGCCGCCCTCTACTTCCATGGCTAACTTCTCCAATATCTGTTGGCAAAGCGTTACGTCGTGCTTGCAATACTCTGCAAGTTCTTGCTCTACTTCATACGACAAATCCGCCAAGCCGTTGCTACTGTTGATTGCCTCGCCCTTGGGCGGTAGCTTATACCGCTCAGCAAGCTTAGCCAAACTGTTGCCGCCTTCTACACCAAACAGCGCACGAGCCATAGACAGCGTGTCAAAGACAAAGCATGGCTTAGCGCCATACACCCAAGAGAGAATAGCTACGTCGAACTGTGCGTTGTGTGCCACCACTGCCGTAGTATCCCAATCAATCGACTCGACCCATGCAGGAATGTCATCGTGCGACACCCATACAGGAGGCTCTTCATCTGCCAAATCTTTATACGCTAGACCAAACGCTTTGAACTGCGAGTGGCGTACGTACTGCTCGGTGGTCAGCTTTGATAGCGTGTAGGACTTACTATCCCAACGTGTTTCAAAATCAATCACGAGCATGCGTTCAAATGGTGCGCTCATTTTTTCCTTACGGCTAAATTATTCTGACCCATTGCTTTGATCTCGTATCCCATACCTTGCAGATATTCAAACAAATCTTTGCGCTTCTCTTGATACCAAGGCTTCCATGTCCATGCCTCAAAGATAATCGGTGGGTAGTTGTTTTGTTTGAGAGTTTTTACCGCACCTTTGATAACCTCAAGTTCGTGACCCTCAACGTCAATTTTTATCAAGCGCACGTTCTTGTGTTGCCCGTCGTCTAGCGGGAATACAACCATGGGTTCAACTTTGCCCACAGTCGCACACTCGTAGTCGTTGGCACGTGTATCTTCGTCAATGCTAAACGCCCCGATGTTGGTTTCCTTTGCATAGTCAGGCATCTCAATCTCAAAGCGATCACGCTTGTTAGATAGCCCAAAGTTATGGCAGTGCACATTGTCCAAGCCATTTATGAACGCGTTGCCACAAAGTTGGTAGTACACAATACGTTGCGGTTCAAACGCGTGATATGTGTGCTTTGATATTTTCCTAGCAAGCGGTAGGCAAAACGATCCAAGGTTAGCGCCGATGTCTAGCACTGTACCCACCTCGTCATTAACCAAAAGCTTGAGGCATATCTGATGTATGTCGTTCTCGTACAGGTCTTTTCTCAAATAGTTTGAGATCAGGTCTTGCCCTTTAAAGATGAGAAACTGTGTGCCGTCGACTTTAAGTAGTTCGCAGTTAGGTAGCATCTTTTAGCTTTCTGTGTGTTTCTTTAGCCGCATCCATAAGCCCTTTTGCAACCTCTGGATAATCCGCACGTAAACGAATAATTATTTCTCCCAACACATCTTCAAAATTTTCGTTTTTAAATGCAGGGCTAAGTACGTTGTCTACTAATTCTTTTCTTGTTACTTTTTTCATCTCACCCCCTTGGCAGTGTGCCGCTGAAGTTGTACGTACCGCTATGGGTTAGTTGAGCCCAAGGCGCCGCATATACCTTAAAGCAATTATTTCTAGACAGTTTTAATA